CTTTAAGTTCAAAACTTAACGCTGTTGCGTCTTTTTTCATTAGTTTAGAGATAACCCATACTTGTCTATCAAACTCTATAGATTGATTGCCTGATCCAGTATCTGCTGATTCTCCTGCTAAATATTTTTTTAATGTTAATCTTCGTACAATTTTTTTACCTAGTAATGCGTTTGTATCTGTAGTTCCCATTAAAGTAGTAAAGTTATTACCTATATTTGAAAAGTTAATAACAGGTCTTGGTATTGCTCCTGTTACTTTAATTTCAAACCCAGAACTCTCTACAGGGTAAGGTGCATAAGTTCTAAGAGTGCTAGTAGAAGTATAATCATAAAGTTGTAGACTACTTCCATCTGAATCTTCTCCTCTTGTTATATAAGCAAATGTTCCATCTGCTTTTTCTATCTCATACAACTCTACAATGCCTGAAGCCACTGCCTGTTTTTGAAAATCATTTATTAAACTGTTTGTACTCACGACTCGTATACTCTCCTAAAATTTGCTGTTAAACTATAAAAATTATCATATGCCCATGTTTGGTTCCAAGAGTCACAGACTACTTTGATTGTTCTTTCATTTCCTCCAGAATTAGTGTCAGAAACAGTATAGTCAAATGCAGTTATTGCTCCTTTGCTTTCAAAGAAATCTACTATATCATCTATTTCTGCTTTTGGTCTAGTTGTAAAACTTAGGCTAAAAGATTGAACTAAAGTATTAATACCGTCTGCAATACGGTGCTCATAGCCATCGCCAAAAGTCGATAAATGTATTTTCGGTTTATTTGAAAGTGTAAGTCCTTTGTCTGGGACTACAATTCCTAAAGTTCCGCCTGTGTTGAATCCTATTGCCATAATATATTAATAAGGGGCTAACATCCCTCCTGGTCTCTGTTGTTTTTCTAATTCGTTCTCTACTGCTTGAGCTATTGCAGTTCCCATCTGGTACATGTCTTCTGCGTTTGAAGTGGAACTTGTTTCTCCTGTCGCCATATTTACAGAAACGTTTACAGTTCCGCCCATTCCTCCAGAGACTGGAATTGATTTTCCGTCAGGTAATGGTACTACTGCTTCGTTGCCATGCATAATAGCTGGATATCCTTGCTTGGAGCCTGAGAATACTCCTCCAGTAGCAGCGTAGACAGGAGTGATTCCGCCTTTTGCATATTCTGGTGTGATTCCGCCTTTTGCAAACCCGAATAAACTTTTTACTGTGCTAAAAGCTTTTGACATAAAACCACCCTCAGTATCTGTAGAAGTAGAAATATCTCCAGTGCCAGTGCCTACTGCTGCATTTGCTCCGTCAATAATTCCTTGCTTTAATATCTCCGCTCCTTTCTTATACCCTTCTAATTCTTTATTTCCAAATAAGAAGTTTGAAACTCCTGTAGCCATTTGCTCTGATAGTTTTTTCGATACAGATTCTAATGTTCCTTTCGCTATGTTTGCTAATCCTTCTGTTAAACTAGAGTTTTTGCCTGTCATAAGATCATCGAAAGTTCCTTGCAATCCAGACTCAAAACTATCTTTCGCAGCTTGTGCTAGTTGAAATTGATGATCTATATTTGCTTGAAGTTGTAATCCTTGTGCTTGGAGTAACGCTAGTTTTTCGTTCTCTAATGCTATTTGTACTGCATTTTTTTCTATCCCTTTGCTTTCGAGTTCGGATATAAGAGTTTGTTGATTGGACACATTTAAGTTATTGCTTATTATAGCTGCCTGCATTTTTAGTTGTTTTGTTTGATTTTTAGTAGCTCCGACAGAAAGTAATGCTAAATTCTTCTGGGCAAGAGTTTTGTTCTTTATCATGCCGAGCTCTATGCCGTGCAACCTCTTTGCTTCTGCTTCCGTTAGTCCTCCGAAAAATGCAAAAGCTTCCGAACCCATGATTGTGATGAGCCCCTGCATTTTCTTTGCCTCTTTTTCATTCCCTGCTTCTTTCAATTGATCTCTCTTCATGGCCAACGCGTCGATGAATTGGGTCCTACTGTCTAACTCGCTTAAAGCTTCGGGGGATAAGAAAGTTTTTAACATATCAGTAGTTCCTTTATCAAACAATGTGCCACCAGCTTTAAACCTTAGGTTTACTTGCTGTTCCGCGAATTTTTCTCCAAGACCTGTTAAAGCCGACCCTACTGAATCTATGTTCGTAGTTAATCTAGTTAAGGGAGTTTGGGCTGTTTTAAAAGAATTTAAAGCTTTACTAAAATCTTGGGAAGAACTTGATAAAATTTGAGTCGTTTGTGAAAGTCCCTTCATTGCTTTTGATGCTATTGTTCCATCTTTAAGTTCTCTTACTAAGGTTATTACTCCTTCAAAATCTTCCTGAGTTAATTGACCCGTTGATGCTTTACGCAGTGCTAATTCAAGTTTTTCTATTATAAGAATAGCTTGATTAGCTGCAGCGGAGTTGTCTTGTAGTAAAGGATAAAGAGCTCTTTGTATGTCTATAATGCCTTGAAGGCCTTGTACTTGCGAGGAGGACATGGTAGGTTTTCCTGCATCATCTGGGTATAACATAGGACCAACCATATTTTGAAGTTTTCCTAGTGGGCTGTCAGTTTTAAAAACTCCGCTATAGTCTCTTCCACCTAGTCCCCCTTCTAATCCTTTTAGTGCTTGTCCATAGTCAATATTACTTAAAGCTCTGGCGCTTTGTAAAGCGTTTGTCATTAGAGAGTTAAAAGTTTTCATTTCACCAACCATTTTTTCTAGATCTTCTGCATTTTTAGAAAAAAGTGTCCCAAATTCTTTTTGTGCTGTTCTACTTGCTTTTTCTGCTTTTGATGACTTATCTAAATACTGGCTTAAAACTCCTGCAATAGTTATTACAATCCCTGCATATCCTGCGAATTTTAAAGCGGTAGAAAAAGCTCTTGCTGCTAGTGTACCTACAACTCTTATATGTGAAATAAAGCCATTACTTTCTGCTCTAAATTGAAGGTACATTAGTTTATACCTAGCTGTCATTCCCGCGATTCCTTTTGCTCTAATTGCTTGCTCTTGCTGCATTGATAGTCCTATATGGTCTAAACTTTTTAACGCTTCATCTCGTTTCATTTTCTCAAAAGCAATAACAGTACTTCCTTTTGTTTTGTAAGCTTTTTTAGTATCTCGAACTAAAGCATCTAATCCTTTTTTATCTAAATTATTTAAATCTCGTTTGCCTGAATAAATACTACCAAACTTTGCTTTTGCGGCATCTCCCGCTTTTGAAAAGTCAAATTCAGGAACTTTTGGTATTATAGAACTAGTTATTTGAGTACCTAGTAATAATCCTGCACCTGCTAATGCTGTTGTATTTTGAGACATAGCAAGAGCCATAAACTCTGCTGTTGGTCCGAGGGCACTTTTTATAGAGTTTACTAGATCATCAAAAGATTTTGCAAGTTTAGTTAAAGAATTTGTTGAGGTATCAACTTGTCCAAATTTTTCTACCCCTTGTTCTAGAACTTCATTCACAACTGCTTGTGATTTTTCAAATATGTTTAACTGTTTTGCACTTTTACCTATACTTAATGCGTATTTTTCTGATGCAGTCTCAAGACGAAGAATAATACCTAATTCATCTAATAGTTCTGGTTCTGCTTTTACAGCACCTCTTACTAGTCTGTTAAAAGAATCTGTTAAATCTCTTCCCAACATAAGAGAAGCATTTTTTGCAACAGCCCCTAATTGATTAATTTGCTTAGCAGATAATCCTGCTGCTGTAGCAATCGCTACTGATTGAGCTGCTTCAGCAAAAGCTAGCTGTCCATCAGTAGCTGCTTGTAGTTGCCTTGTAAGTATAGACAAAGATTGTCCGGTTCTTTGTGCGTATTCTAACTGACCTTGTTGTAGTATTCTTAAATCTCCAGCACTCTGTAAAAATCTAAAAGCAGCTGAAATAGCAAATATATTAGCAGCAAGGGTAGCATACGCAGGCACAAGTCCACCTGTAATGCCCTGCGCCATTTTTGAAAAGTTTTTTGTACCACTTGAAGAAGCTTGAGCAGCTCCTTTTAGCCTACGATCGGCTGAGTGTGCAGAAGTACCTGTTTTATCCAACGAGGTATTCAGTTTATCTATTTGCTTTTTAGTTAGTAGAATTTCCTTACCATCAACTTTAATAGGAATTTTTACTTCGTTTTTCTTTGACATTTATCTTTTTATATTTGCAGAATTTATTCCGCCCTTAGCTTTTGCTTTATTTTTATCTGCCGATCTTTTTCTTTCTAAGTCAGCATTTATTTTCCTAGCGTTTCTTCCTTCTATATGTTTTAGGAAGAATATTATGGATTTTTTATCTTCAACTTCCCACACATCTAGTAGAGTTCCTAAGGATGCCATGTCTTTTCCCATATAAGAACCACTCATACCTTCCCATCTATCGGGGAGTAGTCCATGTATAAGAAATGCCACTTGTACTTCATGAGGATAGTCATTCTGTGCTGGTGGCATATCGTCTAAGTCAGGTTCTTGTTCTAGTTGTTCACACATATTTATATATGCGTCATATTCAAGTTGTCCTTCCTTATACTGTTTATCTAGTAAACCAAGTATTCGTTCTACTTGGTCTTGGTAAAATTTTCTAAATCTCCAGTTGTTTCATTAACCCATGAGTCAAAGTCAGTTGCATTTTTCATTAATGTTTCTGCATTCTCTTGGGTAAACTCTAGTTCATCTTCAGGATCTAAGCTACTGATATCTACTAATAGAAGCTCTTCTAAGTAAGAATACTTTAAGCCTTTCCATCCCTTAATTATTGCTTTTACATACTCAACTAAAAATTTGTTTTCATCTAAACTATCTTCAAAACCTCTTGTTTTTTTATTGAACTTTTGAGTTATAGACTTATTTCTTAATTTAATTAATTCTTCTCTTGCGAGATAACACAGATCTACCTTAAACCCTTCCATTCCTGGAAAGTCTATAGATACTGTTTTACTTGGAGTTAATAAACTCGCTAGTGATACGTTTGGTTTTTTGTTCTGTTCTGTCATTGTTTTTTCCTATAAAAGAGGGAGGGAATGACCCCTCCCCGTTAGTTTAATTACGATAAGTCGTTACCTTTATACTTTATTTCTGCTTCGTAGCTTCCTGCTGTATTGCCAGGATCTATTGATGCTGGTAAAGCGTGGAAGTTAACATCAAGTGATATAATATCTTCCGTAGAATGTGTTGGTACTTCTAAGTGACATTTTGTACAATCAATCTCTACACTTGGAGTATTATTTCCACCAATTTTGAAATTAAGATCAAAGTTATTTGTAATAGTAGTTAAGTCTGCTGATATATCATCGAATAATTCTGCAGATTTAGCTGTGTCATTATTTAAATAACAAGTAAAATTACCACTTACTGATCTTGTTCCTGTAACATTACCTAAAGGCTGATTTACTACTCCTAGAGTTTCTGGAGCTAAGTAAGTAAGGTTATTTTCAAAAGTAATATTACCACCTGTTAATGTTAAGTCATAGGCAGCGTTGTAGGCTCCGCCTGAAGCGTTAGTCATTGCTAAAGTTGTTAATCTATTTCTAATAAAGTTTCCAGTTTCGGTTGTTCCTTCTGTAATTTTTTTTGTAATAGATACTGATGCACTGCTGAACTCTTCGAGTAGTTTACCAAAACCACTCCAATTAATAGTAGCGATACCATCAATATCAAAATCAATTGATGCAGTTGAAGCTGCACAGTTTGAAATCTTGTAAGTTAATTTTGTTCCGCTACCTGCTCCACCCATTTCAAAGTAAAGATCAAACTCTGATAAAGCTGCTCTCTCTGATGCTGTGAAATTTACATCCATTGTAGCCGCTCCGTTTGTTATTGGTGTGGAAGCTCCGCCACCTAAATTTGGTCCTGCCCATGCTGAGGGGGTACTGCCGCTACCTAGTGTAAAAGTTGTTGCCCCTACAAAATATGCCCAGAGTGCTTCTTCTACAGCATGCTGTGGATTGCCCGTAATAGAAGCACTTGGCTCCCATTTAGTAGTCCCTGTTGCTGGATCTGCTCCAAAAGGTCTCATATAAGTTGAAAAACTCCATTCAGCCGGTGCAAAAGAATCAGTGAACATTTGTCTTGCTCTTCTACTCTTCTCACTTGCATCTGCCATCTCATTGAGTGTCACTTCACTCGTATTTGTTGCTTGAGAAAAACTAAAGCCATCTAACACAGGAATTTCCCAACCAACGGTTGTAGATCCTGCTGGAGTTAGATAGACTTTGGTATCTCGACTAAAATAAAATGTATCTGCCATTTTAATTTCTCCTATTTTTATGAAAAGAGCTGTGGCTAAACTTTAGTTTGCCGTGACTGTTTTCTTTTTTAATATCGAACTTGGATAACTATTTCTCCAATGCCCAATGGTTCTAAAACTCCTTCATCAGTATCAATACTTACTACAGTTGTCTGTATTGCTGTTTGATCTCCTGCTAAAGTTGTATAAACTAAAGGATTATTGGTTTCTATTACGGTTTCCACGTCCTCTAATAATTTTTCTAATGCTGTTACAGCGTCTTCCTCGTTAACGTAACATCTTAGTGTTATAGTTAAGAATCTATGCTTAATACCAGCCCCTAAATATTCTCTTGCTTCGCCACCTGCACTTACATGCACAGAAGGAAAATCATCTACTTCGTCCCAAAACTTAATTCTGGGTTCTACATTTGCGATGGAGGTTTGGTATTGTCCTGCCCCATCTACAAGTGCTATTTTGTTTACTAGAGCATTTACGATGGCGCTTCGTCTTGTAGTATAATCTCGTTCTGCCATTATATTCTCCTAGTATTAAATCTTGCTAGTGCTAAATCTTTTGCTACCTCTCGGATAGATCTATCTATCACTCTTCGAGGGTCTCTATTTGTGGAAGCCCATCCGTTTCTTCCTCTTTCCCCTTCTTCAAATACTTGATAAGGATTCTTTTGATAAGTATAGTCTAAAGTAGGTGTTCCTTTCTTTCCTTCTGTAAAGTTTACTACTTTGGCACTAGAAGCGAATCTTCCTGTTCTACTCTCTAGTCCTGGAAGTCCCATATTCTTTTCGACTTCTCCTGGTAACTTCTTATTTATCATGTTTATCATAGCAAGAGGATTTAATCTGTTTGAGGATTTTTGTCTTGTTCCTCTTTTTTGTAAACTTTTTCTTGCTATATGCTTTTTACTAAGTTCTACTCCACTGGTTATTATTGGAGTTACTTTTTGGTACGAAAGCTTTAAAGGTACAGATTTACTTTTTGACTTTGATCTATACTTTTCCTTGTACTTCTGATTTAACTTAACATACTTATTACCTTGAAAACTTGACATTAAAAAATGATTAATCATTTGATTTAAACTTAATGAACTTTCTAAGTTTTCTACCTGATCCGCCATCTCATTTTTTAATAAAGTTATAGCATCTGTTTCTGTATTTTTTAGTTCTCTATTTTCAGTTGCATCTTGAGTAGTAAGTATTAGATCAAATCCTTTTAAAAACTGCTTTTGATCCATATTTGCAGCTTGCTCTAACCTTACACCATATTCTTTAAAGGCTTTACTATAAGACTTTATTATCTTGTCTTTAACTTTTTGGTCAGCATTTTGAAACTCTTTACTGGCTAGAAGATTTGAATATGACCTCATTGTGGAATAACCTGAAGAAGCTACTCCTTCCTGTTTTCCGCCTTCTTCGTGCCCGTGTCCTATTTCTTGGTTGAACCCTCCTGCAAATCTATTTTCGTATTTTCCGCCTTCTGCGAAAACTCCAATAATCCCCGCTTTATTGTCAGTTGAAAATTGCTTGGCAGGCGTTTGTGGCTTGCCTAAATAGTTTTCTTCCCACCCAGTTAGTTTTCTATGTAAGTTATGGGTACTACCAGCTTTACCTTGCGTATAAAATACTTTGGAATGATTGTAACTTCTTACTATAATTGCGTAGTATTTACCGCCATGATGCTGTTTTTTTAGGTTTTCTAAGTATTGAAAATCTTCTTTACTTAGTTTAACTACTGTACCTCTTGAAACACCACTTTTTAATTCTTTACTATACTTAGCTGCTTTTGGTTCTTCGTCGTCTGCAAACTCTTTGCAAAACTTTATAAGTAAATCTGTAAAATATTTCTTATCTAAAACTATTCCGTCTTTGTTTGCAAACTCTCCTTTATCATGCATTCCTTTTAATACTTTTGCATGTAAGTCTACATCAAATCTAAGTATCTGTCCAGGATAGTTTTCTACGTCAACTCTAGTTCCTTCCTTTCCTTTTGTTCTTGTTGCTGTCGCCGTTAGCCCTGGAACAATATGCTTTTGTAAAAACTTACTTAATGCTGGTGAAGACATTATATAATTACTCTATATAAATCTAATACTCTCTTAATATGATCAGGGAAGTCTGTACTTGACGTAAGTCCAGATGTTCCTTGATTCTGTAATGTAGCACCTGCTATAGATCTTCTTTCTTTATGTTCATCTCTTAAATAGTAATTTACTAAATCAAAGAGTGCTAATTTTAAATCTTTTGGAGTCGCACTGTACCCCGCATTGTAGGTTACTTTCACGGCACCTACACCAACTGGAAAATTCTTTTCTCTTCCGCTATCACTTGTTCTCTTAATTGAATCTGCTGTAGAATCAAAATAATATTCATATTTTGCAGTTGTTAAAGCAGTGTAAGACTCTGAATACGCTGTCCTTTCTGCTACTTCGTCGATTGTCACTACTGGACATTCGCTCAATATTACATTACTTGTGTAAGGGTCATTTATATTAAAGTATTCTACCTTATCTGTACTGTAATAATCTATAAAACTTGTCCCGCAATATTTCTTTGCTAGGTCGCTAACTTGTGGCACTAATATAGCAAGACGCTGGTCATCTTTATTTCCTGTAAGACCCTCCGCGTTTTTATATTCTTGTAATGTTATTAAATCTGCCATAATTAAAAAGTGGGAGTGTTAG